GCTGTGGCAACTTCTGAAATTTACGCTTGTCCACACTGTGGCTACGCTTCACATGATCTGGCAGACTTCGGTCTCCAAATTGTTTTTCCAGAGCTTCTTTGTCCCATGACCAACGCTCAGATCGAGATACAATAACCTCAAACTTTGTGGTGGACTGGGCGATTTCCCCTGCTTCTTCGGGGAATAAATAGGCAATCTCATTTTCGAGTTGGCCTATTCTTTCTGCGATAACTTCGCTTTGTGACTTGAGTTGCGCGTACTCTTCGGCAAGTGGCTCAAGTTTATTTGCTGATATATCAGCGGCTTGTGGTCTGATGGCTGTATCTTCAAACACAGACCAACTGTCTACTTCACTCATTGTTACCTCCGTAAATCTAACACCAGCTTAATCGTTTGGTGTCTTGTAAACACCGTAAGAGTATTATACATTATACAAAGACGCAAGTCTGAAAACAAAAAAGGAAGATTATTATGCAAGCGAAGCTGAATATCCAAAGGTTGATTGATGACCTTGGCGGTGCGTCAGCGGTTGCCCAAATCGCAGGGGTAGTAAGGACTGCCCCATACGGTTGGATCAATCGTGCGTATGTGAGCAGTGTCGTCTTGGAGAAAATCAAATCCCAGAAACCAGAAATAGACTTAGACTTATACTTTGAAGAGGATGATTATGACCAAGACAAAACTAGACGCGGCTCTTGAATATCTGGAAAGAGGTTGGAGTATTATTCCAATCAAGCCAGAGGGGAAGAGACCTGCAATTAAATGGAGAGAGTACCAAGACAGATTGCCAACTGAAGACGAGGTGAATGGATGGTGGGGTCAATGGCCGAACCATGACATCGCTATCGTTACGGGCGCAATATCTGGCTTGGTCGTTGTCGACTGTGATAACGAAGACGCATTACATGCCGCGTTCGATGCGGGTATGCGCTCACCAATAAGAGTAAAGACAAAGCGCGGTGTGCATCTTTACTTCGAACATCCCAAGGACGGCGTCAGACGTGGCCCTCGTGCAGGGGTAAATAGCCGTGGCGCAGACTGGCCAAAGATAGACGGCTTAGATTTCAGAGGGGATGGCAGTTATGCCCTTCTCCCTCCTTCAAATCACTACCATTGGGATTACCCTCAGTATCTCGACTATGATGATTATCCTGTATGGGAAGACTGGCAACCAGCATTGCATGAAAAGGTAGAAGGAGAGTTCAGCTTTGAAGAGCTAGACTTGACGTCTGTCCAACCACTACAGCCAGACGAGTTCATCAGTGAATGGGATCGCACTGCCAAGTATGTAAGGGATCACTTCCCTAATACACTCAAGCTACCAACTGGCATGAGCAACGGTCGTAACGAGCGCGTCATGCGCCACATATCTGAAAGCATTCTCGAAGGTTACTTTGGCCCAGACCTACGCGTAAGAGGTCATGCGTTTATGAATGAGTTCTTCACTGATGCACTTGACGAGCCTGAGTTCGAGGCAACTGTTCAATCAATGGAGCAAGCTGAAAGGCGCAATCACCCCGAACGGTTTGATGATAAAGGTAACTACAACTTCAAGCCAATGGTACATCCAGAACAGCAGGCTGAGAAGCGTGATCGCAAGCTCATTCAGATGAAGGATGCAGAGCAACTTTTATCTCAAGCAGACGCCAAAAGTTACTTGATCGAACCTTGGCTACCGAGTAATACAATCGTGCAGGTCTTCGGTTATTCGGGCCACGGTAAATCCATGTTTGTTCAGCATGCAATGTCCTCCATGGCGGCGGGTCGAAAATACTTTGGCCCGTTCGAAATCGGCAGACCTGCACGAGTTCTGTACCTAGATTTTGAAATGGGTATGTCCACCATCGCCAAGCGTCTCATGGAGATGCGTCAGATGCACGGTGATACACAAGACAGACTTAATATCTGGACACCATTTGTTGATGATAAAGAGATAGACCTCAATCAACGCGAGGGACTGATCGAACTTCAAGGCTGGATTGAGTATGCAAAGCCAGACGTAGTAGTGATCGACACCATCCGTTCAGCTTACCCCGGACTTGGCGAAAACTCCGCAGACGAGTGGGCAAAGATCAACAAGCTGGCGGTCAAGCTCCGCAACTCTGGCTTGTCTGTGATCATGGTACACCATTCAAACAAACCGTCTGAGGGTGGCATGGGTAGAGAAGCAGGATCAACCAACCAACTTACTGTGCTGGAGACACAGATCAGAGTGGCTCAAGTTTTTGCAGACGAAGATACAGCAAAACAAAACGCAGGCATCTTTGACGGGTCATACGATCACCCAATCTGGCCACAGCTACAAGCCAAACTTCCCCCAGAACATAGGTTGTATATGGTCATGGAGGTTCGTTATGGAAAAGTACGTGAGTGGACAGACATGCACGACCGTGTTCAGTGGGTGGGGTTTGCGGCTCACAATATAACAGATGCGAAAGTAGTTGTGTCTAGTAGATCAACAAAACAACGTGCGAAGGATATGGCATTGGATGGTTACGATCCAGAGTATATCGCTACGAAGTTGGCCAGACCCTTACGCCTTGTGCGCGATTGGCTTGAGCTTGATCCACCTGTTTCTTCCGCTTCTCCCTCTCTTCGGGTGATAACTTCCGAATAGAAATAACCTTGGCTTCGGGGAAATACTCTCGAACTTTATCTACAAACGCGGCAACTTCGGGATATTTCTCACGGTTGTTGCGTTTTTTTTCGTCAACGTCTGTCACGGCTAACCTATTGTTTTCATTGAAGAACACTAGAAGTGGTATAACGTCGAGTTCAACTTCGTAGAAGAAGTCTGTCTCGTTCTAGTCAAACGCCCCACCTGCGGTGGGGGCGTTTCAAACTCAACGCCTTGACGTTATACCATCCTCGGCCTCATACGTCAATAGTTGTGTTAAAGACACCTAAAGATATTTACATTTCTCTTTTTGCGTATTAAATTCTATACAAATTCAGCCCGTTAGGAGAAATATATGCCAAGAAATGTTCGCGTAAGTGACGCGGATTTGTCTTGGCTCCAAAAAAACCACAGAAATACAAATTACTCAGAGATGGCACGCCGGATAGGTTGTTGCGTCGACACACTGAAGCGCATCCTCGTTAGAGAAGGACTTCAAGAATTTGATGGAGCTAAGTACCAAGTCCGACGAGACTTTGAGGAAATAAAGTGGTCGCGTCCCTGCATGTCGTGCGGTGACACAAAGAAACGTCCGAAAAACTGGTTCTTTTGTAAGCCGTGTCGGAAAGATATGGGGTATGAAGATTGACTGGTAGAGCAATGAAAGCAAAGGGTGACAAGTACGAACGAGAACTTGCCGCATACATCAACGAAGCAACAGGTCTGCAAAGTTTCCGCGCACCCTTATCGGGTGGCGGACACGTCAACATGGTTGGAGGTGCAGACTTACTGGGTACACCAGACTTATTCGTAGAGGCCAAGAGAGTGGAACGCCTAAACTTCCACGATGCCTTACGCCAAGCTGAAACAAACATTGATAAGACAAGGTCAGACAGTAGTGCGCTAGTTGTGAACAGACGCTCGCGCATGAAGACAGGTGAAAGTCTGTGCCTGATCAGACTGGACGACTTCCTCAAGTATTATCTGGCATATTTACAGAGAGAAGGACTGACCCAGAAGTAGGAGAAAACCATGGCGGCAAAAAAGAAAAAGCGTTGTAGTGTAAGTCTGTCTGTCGGACGTGGCGAGAAGAAGCCTGCATCAAAAGGCGCGGGTCTTACAGCCAAAGGCAGAGCCAAGTACAACAAAGCATGTGGCTCAAAACTCAAAGCACCACAACCGTCTGGTGGTAAACGTCGATCATCTTACTGTTCTCGATCAGCGGGGCAGATGAAGATGCACAATATTTCATGTAGCAAGACGCCAAAGAAGCGCATATGCGCCGCGCGTAGAAGGTGGAAGTGTTAATGCACATACAGAACTGGTTCCAAGTCCCAGCATTTAACGAAGACGAGTGCGACCAAATCCAAGCACTGTGCGATCAGGTCTCTGTCGATGACGCGTCTGTTATCGGTGGCCGTAGGTTCGTATCAAAGCTCCAAAGAAATTGTAAGGCTGGTTGGATCAGACAAGACGGGCCAAACGATTGGCTATATAATAAGGTCGACCGTCTGTTCAGCGATGTAAACAATCGCACTCTTGGCTTTAACCTCGATGGTGAACTGGAAACTCTACAGTATCTTGAGTATGGCTTCGGTCAATTCTATGGCACTCACGTAGACAATGGTGCAGACCAAGTCGAGAGACGTAAACTCACAATGGTAATCCAACTATCAAGTCCACGTTCATACACTGGTGGCAGACTGCGTGTCTACGGGCAGACGAAACTTCGTCATGCTCCCCGTGAACGGGGGCATGCCGCGATCTTCCCCTCACACTTACCTCATAGGGCAAACCCAGTATGGACAGGCAAACGGAAAGTATTAGTAGCGTGGAAACGTGGGAAGAAGCCTCTGTCTTAATAGCACAAGAGATACAACTATGGTCTGAGACTGTGCTAGAGAAGGCTTCGCCCCTCTTCGGGGGCTTGCCTCCATGCCCTTACGCAAGACAAGCATGGTTACGCAACGTCGTAATGATACATGTCACCCCAGACATCGACGCTGTACTCGAAGTCAAAGCGTTCCACCCACCAACAGACGATCTAATCCACCTCATGGCTTGGACTGAGTACGATGAGATGACACCTGCTGAGTTCAACACTTGGATCGAAGAGCAAAACAAAAACCATTTCGGCGTCTGGATCATGGGGTTCCACCCGGACAGCCCGGAAGACCCACTAACTCCTGAGTTCGAAGGTCTCGGTGCGGACGACTACGCTATCATTCTTGTGCAATCATACACTCACTTGATCGAGGCATCTGAAAGATTGCGACAAACAAAATACTACGCAAATTTCCCAGACGCAGACATCAAGTACATTGAACAACGCAAGGAGACATATGATGCGTGGAATGAAAAAGTCGATGCGAAAGCCCAAGCCAGCCGCGAAGAGGAAGCCCTCCAGCGCAGGATCGAAGGCGACGAAGCGGAACACTAGGAGGTAATGTGGCATGCGTAGAAACAGAGGTAAAATCTTTGGCACATCGGGGCCAACCATGGGCAAGCAAGTGCTACGCGCACAGAACCCATACCGTGCGATGTCGAATATGCCGACGCAGTTTGGAAGAACCGCACAGAAATCTTCATCACCTATCTTTGGACAACGTAACCGCACTATTCGGAGGCGGTAATGAAATCCTCAAAGGTAAAGTCAATCGCAAGAAAGACACAGACGGGCAACATGCAACACGCTGTATGCCCCTGTGTTTTACGGGGTAACAATGGCAAGCAAGTCAAAGAAGAAGCCCGCAAAGCGTGACGCCTGCTACACGAAAGTGAAGGCAAGATACACTCGCAACGGTGGCACATGGCCATCAGCGTATGCGTCTGGCGCACTCGTAAAATGCAGAAAAGTCGGCGCGAAAAACTGGGGCAACAAGAGTAAAAAGAAATGAGCTTACGAAAGTGGTTTAATCAGAATGACGGAAAGGGATGGATTGACTGCAAGACGGGCAAACCTTGTGGTCGATCCTCCCGCACTGATAGTAAGCGTCCGTATCCTGCGTGCCGCCCAACCAAGTCTGCGTGCAATTCGTCTGCAAAGAAAAAGACAAGCAAGAAGCGCATCAGTTGGAAGAAGAAAAAGGCATGAGCTTCTCAGACAAACTAGGCCACAAAACAAACCTATCGAACGGCATCATTGAAGCCGCCGCCGCCCTTGGCGTCGACCCAGTAGACCTTGCTACCATCATATCATATGAAACCGCAGGTACATTCGACCCACAACAGAAGGGGCCGAAGACCAAGTGGGGTCAACACGCAGGCTTCATACAGTTTGGCGAGCCTCAACAGAAAGAGAACGGCGCAGACTTATCAACCTACGACACAGCTATGTCCAGCCAGCTTGGGGCTGGCGGTGCAATCGTAAACTATTTCAAACGCAACGGCTTTAAAAAAGGCATGGGTTTGTTAGACATGTACTCGATCGTCAACACCGGGGGGCCGGGCAATTACGAAGCTACAGACGCCGCGTCTGGTGGCGCACCGGGATCAGTCCGGGACAAAGTCAACGACCAGATGGGCGGACACAGAGCCAAGGCTATCGCCTTACTCGGCAACGACAAGACGCCAACAATCCCCCTCGGTAATCCACACTTCAACAATGGCTTTGGATCAGCAGTCCTTACAGCACAAGCCCCAGACAACACATCAAATTCCACAATCTCAGTATCTGAGGAAGCAAACGACGAGCCAGACAGCGCGAACACAGACGTCTCAACAGCTATGAAGGAAGAAAGTAGCGACGATACAGAAGACAATGCAGTCAATTCTTACAGCGCATACATGATGCAGAACAATCCATATCAAGATAGTCGACGCGTTCTAGTAAACGCTCCAGAGATACAACAGAAGTCAGTTGCAGACGAAAGACAATCGTCTTCGTTCCAATCCATCGGCAGGAAGTTCATGCTACCCTACGAAGTCTGAGAAAGAGAAGGACACGGATATGTTCACGTACACCTTTATGATAATGGTTATCATACAGAATGGGGTGTTCCAAGCCGCGCCCTATGTCCATGAAAATCTATCGCTTGAGCAGTGCATTTCGATGGCAGAAACCTTCAACTACGAACGTAAAGACAATGCTCGTGCGGTCTGCGTACCAATGTGGAGCCAAGTGTCTTAGGACGACCCACCCCCAACTCCCTTGCTAAAATTGTCGGGATAAAGGGGCGAGTTATGGAACCAATAACTGCGGCGATGGCCGCGTTTTCGGCACTAAAAGCAGGCGTATCCGCAGGTAAAGAGATTGCCTCGATGGGCAAACAGGTTGGCAAAATGTTCGATGCTATCGACGAGTGCCGATCAGATCACACGAAGAAGAAGAGCCGTCAAATCTTATCTGCGAACGAAGAGGCTTTAGAAACCTTTACCAATCGCAAGAAGGCCGAAGACTTAGAGAAACAACTCAGAGAAATAGTAATTGCCACACGGGGAATATCCGCATGGCAAGAACTTATACGTCTGCGTGGTGAAATTCGCAGGGAACGAGCGGAGGAACAGAAGCGAAAGTCTGTCGAGCGTCAGAAGTTAATCGAGAATATTCTGATATGGTCAGGCGTTTCCATCGCTGTAATTGTACTCCTTGGTGGAGCGGTGCTAATAATCCTAGCAAAACAAGGGCGTCTGTAACTACTTATCCAATAAGTAAACAGCCCAACTTGCGAGATACTTCTCTGCTTTTGGCCCCTCAACGTAGGCATCACCATCGTGTTCGATGATACCCACATAGGTTAATATACTCAGGTTCCTGCTAACCTGACCTTGGGTAAGACCCAGACTTTCAGCTATCTGCTTTTGCTTTTTTCTTTTGCTTGGCGGTTGGCTTCGGAGGTGTTTGATTATCTTCACCGCGTTCACCTTCTGCTGATGTGTCAGTCTGTGCATTTACTTTATCCTCTACACGCATGATCGTCTGTGCGATCCACCCACTGTTATTCATTGCGCCACGTACCAGATCGAGTGTAGTCGCCGCGCCCTGCTTGTTCCTGACGTTCTCAGTGAAAGCAATCTCTGCCCCAACTAATTTACTATCCTGTTGCACGACAAATACTTCGCCAACTTTAATCATTTCTGGTTCACTCATTTGGGTTTCCTTTCTGGTGTTGTACCAGTAATTGTAACGAAGCCATCTGCTTCTGTTTCCATTGCGTTCTTCTTGCCGAACTCTGCCATATCAATCTTCAAGTCTACCATCACATCTATGATGTCACTCGCGGTCAACTTGACCCAATGCGAGGAACTATTATCTCGTGTTACATTCAGATGCGTGATCAACACTTCACACATGGCGTCAATTTCTTCGTAGTCTTTCTTTGTGAAAGGCGTCTTCACATTAGCTTCTATCTTCAAACCGCTCGCCACATTTCTTATCATCTATCTTTTCCTCTTCTGTATACAACACTCTATAGGTGTCTTATATAATATACAAGTGAGACTTTTCTGTGTCACAGACGTGTCAGGTGACACCCTACACTTGCGCTCTGCGCGAGCGATGACACCGCTCGACGCTTTATTAGCGGACACAATACACTGTAAATCTGAAATGGTGCTGCCGAGAAGATTTGAACTTCCGACCTCTCCCTTACCAAGGGAGTGCATTGTTTCCTGTAAGCCGTTACTCATATGGCTTTCTCAGTTATGTGTGTTGCTTTCGTGACACTGCCACCTAACAAACTAACGGTGTCACTCAGGTGACTTGGTGCCAGATGACTGTACCGCATCACCATTGCCAACGACGTATGACCCAACAGGTCAGCCACCGCTCTCAACGACGCACCTTTTTGCACAAGGTGAGACGCAAAGGTATGCCGACAGTCATGCGGAGTGAAGTCCGTAATACCTGCCGCCATACAGCTTGGGTTAAAGAAGTCATAGAAACCACTACGCTCCCAACCGTTTCCGTCTGGGCGTCTGAACACAAGTCCGCCTGTGTCTGCACCCATTCCGGTATGCGCCTCGCTCGTCAAAGGCACTGCCCTTGTCCGACGCTTACGCATCTTGCCTTTACTGCGCGTAAAGAATGCTCTTCCACCACGCGCATCTTGCCATTTCAACGCGAACGCTTCGCCAATCGTACACCCTGTATAGAACAGGAACGTAACAAGCCCACGTATCTCGCTTGGACAGGCCGCAATCAGCCTATCCCTTTCGTCCTCAGTCAGCCAACGCGTCCTAGCATCATCAACACTTGGCCTTTTCAACCTAAACTCTGGCGCATTCAGACCCATGTCTTTCGCATGCGCAAGCATTGCATTGATACTATTTAGTTCACGCGCAACCGTGCCTGCCTTGTTACCCCTGCCATTTACATGTGACATGAGTTCATGCACCTGCAAATCTTGCAGAAACGTACTGCCCATAGCTTTGGACAAGACGTTCAAGACAATCGCGTCTGTCTTTCCCGGCGGGTTTGGCCGGGTCAGATACAGACGTATGGCGTCATCAACAGACGTGGTATCGTTCTCGACTGCCGAATTTTCCATTGCCTCTACGAGAATGCGTGACATTGCGGCACTCGCGTATTGCTTCTGATGTTTGCTAAAGCCAGTAGATTTTCTCACCCTGACCTTCTCGCCTTCAAGCGTGACAAGAGTACCTTGCACATGCCAGACGTTAGCTCTTAGATTTAATTTAAGTGTCATTACTACCTCTCTTTATCTTGTAGAGGGGTGCGAACGGATCAGGTTCCTCGAAGTTTGCGTCCCAATCTTTGGGCAATCCACCTGTCAGCATCCTGTAAGAGTTGTCGTCAAGGTCATTGAACGTGTCCAATAACTTCACAACGATCTGCGCTCTTGTCTGCACACCTAGTTTCTTAGCCACCCCACGCACATAAACCTTGCTCGTATTAGGTGACACATCAAACCGCTTTGCGATTTCATTGTTGTCTGCACCACGCAACAGCATTTGCAATGCCGCGTGTTGCTTTGTTGTAAGTTGTGGCATGTCCACTTGGGGGTTCGTTATTCCCGTTGGCGAGACTTCGCCGCTTGTAGAGGCGTCTGAGGTTCTCTGTGCCAAAGACGCCAAGATTTGATCGAGCTTCCACTCGATACGGTCTAGTTGATTTTGCATTCCTTTGCCTATTTGTTATTTCATTTCTAACTTTACATTCGATAGCAAAGAAATATGGTGGGCCAGTAAACGGGTTACACCAATTTGTAACTCGCCTCCCATGCCCACCGTGCCAGTCTAGTTCTTTCATATTATCTACCTCCCTAGTTGTATAATATACGATACACTATAGCGATGTCTTAATTACGCCGCAAGTGCCTTTGTTATTGCCGCTTCGACACCCATGAAGCGGTCTGCATCTGTGATTTTAGTCAAGTTTTCAACGGTCATCTTGCCACTATCCGTATCCATGGTCAGTGTCGCACCATCTTTTCGCTTCGCCAGATAGTAGTGCTTGGGTGACTTTGTACCCACGATTACCATGTTCCCTTTGGCCAAGTCTTTTTGCACATCGTTCACCCATGTACCCTCAATGCGGAACATACCTTTCTTGGTATCATCCACGCCATCAACGCTCTTCATCCAGAAGGGTTTATATGGCATACGCTTGCCACTTTTCTTGCCCTTCGTAGCTTTCTTCGCCTTTGTCTTGGCCATGTCTGCCTCATCTATAAGCCCGTCTTTCACAGACGCCTCACCCAAAGCCAAGATAAGTTCTTTCTTCTCGGCCATACTCATTGCACCCCATAGGGTCATTACAGTTTCAATTACAGTCATGATTTCACCTCTGTAGTTCCGCAAGTGCCACGATCACCATGCACTTCTCTGGAAAATTTAACATTCTTGTTGCTACTTGCGCAGTCGCAAGCCTCTAACGCCATCTCTTCAGCTTCATCTTCATTGTCAGCTTGCACTGTCACGGCGTAACCCACTTCAGTCCAAACGCTCACCTCAAACGTCTTCTGTTTGATCACTTGAACGTCTGTTCCCCATTGCCAGTCACCACCATCTTCGTCTGGCGTGAACTCGGCACCGTCCACGTTGTCCTTTATCCAAGCCCAACGCTCGTCTGCGGGTACACTCTCTGGCACGAAGCCTTCCCATGTCATTGCTGTTTCCATCACAGCCGTTGATCTAACTTTAATCATCATTCATTCTCCTTGTTTTCTTTGCGTAATGATTTCTTCAGTGCCTCCCCCGTAAGGGGAGGCTTACCGAATACCTTGGCGAACACGTCGTCCAACATCTTGTCCATGTCCATCACTTGCCTTCTTTCTTTTCCATTGGGATCAAGAACTTCACATGAACGTAGCCACCAGACATCGAACTGATTGCGTAGTAGCTTGGGCAAGTCTTCAGCCACGATAGGAACTCTTCGAGATTTTCTACCTGTGCTGACATCACTTGCTCTCCACGCTAATCACGCGGTACTCACCATCAAAGGGATCACGGTGCTTGAAGTTGTCTGGTATCACAGACGCCAACGCATCTCGCAAAGCAGTGCCTGCATTGCCTGCATTGATCAGCCCTGCACCCTCGGTCACATCCAACATGTAATCCGCAAGCACACTCACCAACTTCTCGAAGTCTGCACGCTTGTAAACCGCAGTCTCCTTTGGCCACGGCAACTCTTGCATGGCCTTCAACTTGGCATCCACCTTGGCCTTGCTCAACACACTTGGTGTTTGAATAGACGGATACCGTGTGGCATAGTCCTTCGCAGACGTGAATGGTTTTGGTGAAGTCTTGACCGCCGTCTTGCGGGGGAAGTGTTGGCGCACCTCCTTCGCAACTACTGGCTTTGGTGCCTCGGTGTTGTACTCACCAAGTTTCTTCTTTGCCAATGTCTTGGCTACATCGTTTGCATTAGTCATCTCGTTCTCCTTGGGTTGATTTGGTTCTGAAAAATCCATCATGCTCTGGATGAAGGTGCATGAAGTATCGTGCATAATACGCACGGTGGTTGTTACTGAGCTTGAACTCTCGCTCACTCTCAGTCTCGACGTCTGTGTGCCAACGTATCCGCTCGAACACAGAGTTGATTGAGTAGTTTTCATACCCACGCTTGATAACCTCGAACGTGAACTGCTCAACCAAGTCATAGACATGGGGGTTTTCTCTGTGGAATTGCCACCACTTACGCTTCAAGCACTCAGCCATTCGGGTGCCTCCACGTTCGTCCACTTGTGCAAGTGCCGCTTGGCATCCGCATAGTAGTCACGGTAACTCTGCACATGGCATGGCACTGACCCATCCCACGCATCAAAGTCCACCTTGTAATCATCAGGCATACACCTTGGTGGGTTGCGCCATCCCCTGTCTGGCATGACGGTGTGCATCGCAACACTCAACGTCGGCAACAGCAACGCACTCTTGTGGTACGTGCCGAACCGAACCTCGTGTTCACCTGCACAAGAGAGGGCATGCTCCCATGCCCACTCGTAATGTTGTTTGCTCCGCGCCACCCACTTAGTCATCGGGTGATGCTCATATGCTCTGGCATAACCGCCATCGAAACCATGCTGACGTGCCGCAGTCGACATCATCTGGCATGCTTCCAACAGCATCTTACCTACATGCACGTCTGCAAGATCGAGCGCGGCTTGCTTCGGGCAGTCATTCAAGAAGAATAAATTCATTGTGGTTTCCTCATCCATACAATTTGCAAGTGACCAATGCGCAACAACGTCACTGGCTTGCGTTTCCATGCCTTGCGGCCACGTTTCTTCGGGGTTGTTTGAGTTTTCATTTGTCAATCTCCATACAAATTTGCCTGATAGCAGGCAGGTTATTGGCACGAACACCTCGTGCCTTGGCAGTTTGGGCAACGCTGAACCAAAACGCATAGTTCTTGCCTCGCATAGGCCAGACCTTGAACCATGTGGTATGTATTCTAACGCGCCCACCCTTCTTAGGACGCATCGAGTAGCTTGCTGTTATCCACAACAAACCCTTCGCCCATCAGTGCTTTGGCCATCATGTCAATCGCTTGACCTGCAAGGTCTTCGACTGCATTCACGACCACATACTTGGGGTAAAATCTCGATACGTTATCGTCACCGATACCGACGCCAATCACATCGACACCTGCGTCTGTGACATCACCGACAACATCACGCAGATGCTGACTGAACACGTTCCAACCATAGTGGCTGTCCGATACTGGCTGTCCATCGCTGAACACGATCATCACCTTGCGCTTCTCTGGACGCTGACGCAGACGGTCAAAGGCATTCTGCACCGCCTCGCCATCAGAGTTGTCACCTCGTGCAAGACGTGTCATCTGCGCCATCGCACCCTTGGCTTCGTTCAATCTCTCCTCGAAGCTCTTGAAGATGTACATATCAAGCGGTGATATGCGGTGGTACTTGTCCATCTTGTACTCGCCATCAACAATTTGAACGTCACCGTTCTCATCCCTGTGATATGGGTCTGGCTTTGGAACATCATCCAACCAACCTGTGCTGTTGTTGAACCCAAGCACCTCGTAAGCGATACCTGTCCGGTCAATGGCCTCACTCATGGCTATGGTTGTCAACGTAGCGAGATGGGCGCACTCACCACGCATCGAACCAGACAAGTCGACCAACATCATAAGCGCAGTGTCCACCTCTGGCCGCTCTTCCAACATCTTGAACACGTTGGCCTTGCCTGCAAATGCAGACGCAAGTCTGCGGCTATCAAGTCGACCATGCTCACGACCGCTGTCCCAATCCCTGTTCTGCTTGGCCATCAACGCACGCTCCAACTTGCGACGCATGATGTTGGTTGCCCCTGCGGTAGCCTCCAACTTGTCATCGTAGTCCTTGCGCTTCCCATTGGCTAAGACCAGACCAACTGTGTTCGATCCATACTTGCCACGCTTGTCTGTGCGGTGGTGCCATTTGTCATGCGCGGTAGACATCGGACGGTACTTCCCCTTTGATTGCTGTGTCAGTCCGTCTGCATCCATGGATTTCTTGACCGCATTGGACAGGTCAAAGTCCTCGTAGACATCGTCTGAGGTCTCACCTGCACCTACTCCGGTCTCGCCGTCACCTTCACCGTCTTCTCCGTCGTCTTCACCGCGTGAGGCATCGCCCCCATCAGATGAAGCATCTCCATCGTCTTCGCCCATAGGCTCGCCGCTTGGTGTGTCTGCGTCGTCAGACGCATCTCCATCTGGCTCCCGCACCTCAGAGTTGCCCTCACCGTCAGAACTCTGTTCTCCGTCGTCGCTTGGCTTCCCTCGCTTGGGTTGTTCGGGTTGTTGTGGTTGCTCACGATGTTCTCCTGCTTTCAGTTGGCGTTCCACCTCTCTGGCTAGAGCGATGACGTCGGTTGTATTCTGGCATCCACCTATGGCAGTCACCCAGTTTTCGAGTGCATTGCGCAACTCGCTATCAAGTAGGCCAAGACACTTGTCACATGTCTCACCGCCGTAGTCCTTGCGACCTTCCCATGTGAGTGCCACCGCACTGATGAACTTGTCGTCACGCAGACGTGGATCACCCTCTGGCACGTTGTCCAAGAACTCTTGGTTGACCGCATCAGATGTGGCCACAAGGTTCCTCTCTGCACCCGGATACTCGTCGATCACACGACGCTCCAACCACACGTCTTCCAACGCATTGTGGATGGCACGCAACAATCTGTTGCCTGTGCGTTGACACTCGTCACCAAACACCTTCAAAGCCTCGAAGTCTGTATGTCTGACATGCCCTGCCTCGTGATCCACGTAGCCACGAATGACATCGGCAGTCCCATCGCTCACATCACCAGTCAGATCGAGCGTTGGCAGGATGATTGTCGAACCGTCAGTACACGCTTGCTCACCTTGGAACACGACGTTGACGCTTTGCTTACGTCCGAAGACGCTTGAGGTCTTGCTGACCTCGTGTGTAAATAATTCACCTTTCATGTGTATGATCTCCCTTATTTGAATACACGGTTTACGATGCCCTTGAGTACCGCACGGTCTTGAACAGACGCACGGTCAAGCACGGTCATAGCGACCGCTTCCTCAATGGCTTTGTCTTGCTTGCTTGCAGGGAATACCTGCGTGAACATCACGATGCCCTCGGACAAGTCCAAGTAACCACGCGGTGTTATCGGTTGCATGACCTTGCTCGTCTTGAACGCCTCGATATGCTCGGTCACGTACTTGTTGACCTTGTCGAGCATGTCCTTGGCTAGAGCAGGTACACGCTTGCTGATCAGACGCTTGCGTTCTGTCTCGTTCAGATAGTCGATGTGCGCCCACACAGTGAACCTGTCGAGCATGGCCATACTCTGTGGCCTCGCACCCTGATACATGCCGAACTCGTCGCCCTGACCAACGGTGTTGCCAGTTGCAAACATGCGGAACATGCGGTGAGGTTGAATAATGCGTCCACCGTCCTCGGTCAACATCAAGCCATTGCCCTCGAACACCCTCTGCATCACATAGGCAACGTCTGGCCGCACGAAGTCCAACTCGTCAAAGCACCCGATGTATGGCCCTGACAGCATCTGTGGCAAGATACCCTCAACGAACTTACTCACGGTGGTGCCACCCTCTTGCACAAGTGTGTCACGACCAATCAAGTCCATACGTGTGATCTCACTATCAAAGTTGACACGCATGAAAGGCCAACCCAAGAACGCGGCAACCTGTTCCACGAGCGTGGTCTTACCCGAACCTGAGTGACCATGCAGATATGTGCGCTTGTTAGATAAGATCGAGTACAGCACACGCAACAAGTCTGTGCCTCTGAACACGTAGTCTGCGTCCTTGGCAGGTACATGTGGATGCGGTGCATCCCACTCCCACACTGGCACGTCGAACTCAAACGACTGAGCCGCAACGCCCTTGATGCCGAACACATCCTTGGCTTTCGCGGTCTTCACCTTGCCTGTCGGTATCTCCGCACCCCTACTGGCTTCGACCACCTGTGGAATAGCAGACATGGATGCAACCTTGGCCTTCGCGGTAGCATCATTCAACTCGCCAATCAGCTTGCCAATCGGTGGCAGACCTGCTTGCGATAATGCAAGGTCGATCAACTGTGCGTCTGCGGGTGGATTGTACACGGTCGTGGTAGGTGCAGGTTCCTCACCGTCTTGTTCCAGTTCCCTGACGACATCGTCTGCGGCCATCTGGATGAACGAGGACAGCACGGTCTTGACCGAGGGCTTCTCAGTGCGAGCGTGAACCAAAGCCTGCATACCGTTGATGGTCTCGGCAGGTGCGCCAAGGGCTGTCTCCATGGCTTCAAGCACGTCGTCGCCGTCGTAGCCTGTGTCCACGCAATGATCGAAGATGTCGATGTAGTCTTGCAAACCGAAGTCGGCGATGTTGTAGCTCATGGGTGTTCCCTTCGCGGTAGGTGTGGATTTGAGTATGATTTCACGCTGTCCGTCAGGCAGACCTTTCGGACGACCGAAGACGTAGCCAGTCTTGGATGCGGCAGATGTTTCACCCTCTCCGTCTGGGTCTACGATTGCACGTAAGACGGCATAAGAGTGAATGCTACCGTCAACGAGTGCGCAGAGCGTGTCTTCATCCAAGCTGTCACGTAAGCCCGATACTGTGGCACGTGGGTTGACTTGCGCCATTTCGTCACCAACCAAGCGGCTGTTTCCGAACGCTTTTTGCACGTCCTTGGTCGATAGTCCTGCTAAAGCAGGCGTTGCCAACTCGCGTAGGGCTTTCCTACGGTCGTTGAATGTGTCAATGCGTAACGCATCGAGCAATGAATGGTTCGTCATTGCGGCGGCTCCTTCTGTTTCGAGTTCTGAACAGCAAAACTGCTCATCGTATAAGTTCCTTCGGAATATTGCGCGTACACCTGTGTGCGTCGTGATGACACCGTTTGATGTGTATAACGTGCGTTACACCTATTAGTCAACTCCCTTGTGACACCTAGCGTCACCTGTGGGTGTTTGTTAGGAACGAGAAAACGCCGCAAGCGTATGAGCCTGCGACGTCTGCGGACATCTGCGGAGTAGTTCATCAGATGCCCTCGTTGTAGCGTGACAGCATGGCTTCGGCTTTTGCGCGTGAGCGTAAGACCTCGGCGATGTATCCGCTTGTGATGTGAATGATTGCCCAACCTCGTGGGTGCGAGCGAAGCTCGTAGTTGTCCCACATGGTTAGTCCACCCATGGCAC